TGAATAGCGGCATATATTTGACATCTACACCATATTTTAAAATACAATCTAGCACCAAATTTGATTTAGATTCTCAGATATTTAAAAACCAAGCATTTATGTTTGGACAGAGTTACAGCAAGAAAGATTATGGATCTATATACTTAGTACCAAGAAGAACTAAAGTTAATGTTCGTCTTATTCGAAGGATTGAACTGGAGTAATTATTATGAGTGATGAAAAAACGTGTTCTAGTAAGCCAGACCCAATAAAATTCAGAACAGTGACTGTACCAGATACTAAAAATATTATTTCTAGAAAAATAGGAATGATACAGAGTTTTGCTATGTCTCTTACTTCTAAGGGTCTAAACGAAAAGAAGATAAACAGAGCAACAAAGCAATTGAGAGTTCTCAGCTGCTTCGGAGATAAGCACCTGAACGGCGTGGTTCCTCCCTGCGAGCATTTGAAGGAAAGTAAGACAGATGGACAGTATTTCTGTGGCGGATGTGGCTGTGGGGATCGTGCTGGTACTTGGTTGGTTGCAAATGGTAATGATTACAGCAAGCTAGACTACCCAAAGCTGAACTGCCCAATCACCATGCCTGGGTTTACCAACTATGTCGCTAGTAAACCAGACGAAGCTATATCACCGATCACTCGAAAGTATTATCTTGAGAATATAGCGTTTGATGATCTAAATAAGATGCCAGTGACTCTTCCAGACATGCCTGAAGCTATGCAGAAAGCTATGGATGAAAGAGATGCAAAGATGTTACCTAAAGACGAAACAACATTAAACACACAACAATTAGGGTAATTGGTTAATGCCATAAATACCTTTAAGGAGATTTTATGGCAGCACCTAATTCACGACAAACTCTTATCGAATACTCATTGAGACAGCTGGGAGCACCAGTTGTTGATATTAATGTAGATTGGCAGCAATGTGAAGACCGTTTAGATGATGCTTTGCAACAGTTCTCTGAAAGACACTTTGACGGCGTAGAGAAAGCTTTCTTTCTTTATCCCGTTACTGCACAAGATATAGCCAATGAATATATCAACACCGACACTCTTGGTCCGGTAAATGGGTTTGGTGGCGATGGACCAACCGGGGTGGATATAGTCACCGTAGTCAAACTATTCCAGTTTGGCCCATTTGGTAATTTGTCTATGTTCGATGTTAGATACCAAATGGCTCTTACCGATTACTTTGGTATTAATACCAACCTCATGTCTAGTAGAAATATGGGATTAGCTCAATATGATAGCACCAAGCGTTATATTAATCTTATTTCAGATATGTTCCAACCAGAAAAAACTATACGGTTTAGTAAGGTAACAAATAAGCTACATGTTGAAATGAATTGGCAACAGGAATTAGTTCCAGGCGCGAATATCATGATCGAAGCTTACGTTCTTCTAAACCCAGACAAATTTACGGAAATCTACAACGACAGATTACTCAAGAAGTATCTGACTGCTCTGATCAAAAGACAATGGGGAATGAATATGGCTAAATTTGGTGGAGTTGTTCTGCCAGGTGGAGTCACTCTTCGAGGTCCAGAGATTGTAGCAGAAGCTCAGAACGAAATTGCTCTCATCGAACAACAGATCCAGCTAGAGTACGAACTCCCCATAAATTTCATGATCGGTTAATATGGCAAAGAATCCCTACTTCAAAGACTACTCAGGCGAGCAAAACATAATTGAAGATCTCTCTATAGAGATCATCAAAGCTATGGGTAGGGATATGCTTTATATTCCCCGTGAACAGTATAACAAAAATGTTGAATTCGGAGAAGCTCAATATAGATTTAGTAAATCGTTTCCTTTAGAAATGTATATTCAATCTGTTTCTGGTTTCGAGGGAGAGGGAGATATCATCTCGAAGTTTGGATTAGAGGTAAGAGATAAAATTACTCTTATTATTTCTAAGAAACGATTTAATAAAGAAATAGCAGAAAAGTACGATGGAATAACAAGACCAAGAGAAGGAGATTTAATTTATTTTCCTCTCAGTAGTGGATTGTTTGAAATTAACTTTGTAGAACACGAAAATCCGTTTTATCAAGCCGGTAAGTTATATACATATTCACTAATCTGCGAACTAACTACACTAGAAGATGGTGATGAGTTTGCAACAGGTGAAACCGATGTTGATGTAGTAACAACAGAAAATAGAGCAGAAGTAGATTTGTTTAGCATATCTACTCAAATTTCTACTGGTAAAATTTTCTACGATGGAGAAATGGTATATCAGGTACGCGGAATCACTGGTGCTACTGGAGGAGCATATGCAAATGCAACTGCAGAAGCTCATTGTGTTAAATTCTATCCAACTAGTAACACAATGGAAGTATATGGAATTAGTGGTTCGTTCCTATACAACTCACAAAGTATTCGAGGAAAAGAGTCTGGTGCCGAATATTATGTTACAGGTATAACTGGAACTAATCTCATAATTCCAATATCTCCGATAGATTCTCTCTCCACAGGTGATAATGAATCCATTAAATATACTGAAGATTCACTTGATGTATACAACTTTACCGATATTGATCCATTTTCTGAAGGAATATACTAATGTTTCAATACTTTTATAATCAAACATTAAGAAAATTAACATTAGCGTTTGGTGGATTGTTTGATGAAATTTATATTTCAAAAGACACATCAGATGGCAAAATAGAAAGAACAAGAGTTCCTCTTACATATTCTGGTAAAGAAAAATTTATCAGAAGAATTAACGAATCAAGTTCTATTTCTAGTAATGTTAAAATCGAAACTTTGCTTCCTAAAATGGCATTTGAGATGACAACTCTTCAATATGATCCCACTAGAAAAATAAACAAAATAAACAAAAAGTTTAAGAGTTCATTAGTAAACGGAGAAACGTATACACAACAAGCATATTCAGAAGTTCCATATAATGTGCAATTTTCTTTATATTGTTTTACAAGAACCGTCGATGATAATCTACAAATAATGGAACAAATACTTCCATACTTCTCTCCAGAATTTATAGTTACTCTTAAGATGAATGACGTAGATACTAATGTTGATGTTCCAATAATACTCAATACAACAAACATGACAGAACAGTATGAAGGAGATATGACAACAAGAAGATCTGTTATTTCTTCTTTCTCATTCACTGCTAAAGCACATATATTCAGTAGAGTAAGTGACTTTGGGATTATTAAAGAAATTGATGTCAATATACTTGAGGACAATACCCTATGAAAGAAAATATTCCAAAAGTGTTTGATACTATATCCGAAAGTCTTGGAGTTGATTTTTCTGCTCCAAAGAAAGAATTAAGACAAGTAAAAGTAGCAGAAGGAATTCCTGCAGACAAAAGAATGGATACTGATTTTGAATATGCAAGACTTAATCTGAAAGAATTAATAGACAAGGGTAAAGATAGCCTAGAAAATGCAATATCACTGGCAGAAAGTCTAGATTCTCCTCGTGGATTCGAAGTTGTTTCTAACTTTGCAAAACAGCTAGCTGAGATGAACAAAGATCTAATGGGTCTATATCAGCAAAAAAAAGAGATTGAAAAAGAAAAAATCACAGTGAATAATAACACAACAAATGCGATATATGTTGGTTCTACGAGTGATCTGCAAGATCTTGTAAATCAAAGTCGAAGCAGAAGAAAGGCATTGGATAATAATGAGGAACAACAATCCAAGTAAGAGTTACCTCGGTAATCCCAATCTAAAGGGACCTGGTGTAAAAATTGAATTCACCAAGGAACAAGTTGAAGAATATGTAAAGTGTGCAAATGATCCAATTTATTTTATCAAGCATTATATAAAAATTGTAACTCTAGATAAGGGACTTGTTCCCTTTGAGTTATACGATTATCAAGAAGACATCATTGATAAGATACACAACAATCGATATGTGATTGCTAAACTTCCAAGACAGTCTGGAAAGTCTACTACAGTTATTGCATACATTCTTCATTACATTCTGTTTAATCAAAACATGAGTGTTGCTATTCTAGCGAATAAACAAACAACTGCTAGAGAAATGTTGTCTCGTTTAAAGCTAGCATATGAATATTTGCCAACATGGTTACAACAAGGAATTCTGGAATGGAATAAAGGATCAATTCAATTAGAGAACGGTTCTAAAATTCTTGCATCATCTACTTCTGCATCTGCAGTCCGTGGTGGTTCTTATAACATGTTGTTCCTCGATGAATTTGCATTCGTTCCGGGAAATATCGCAGAAGAGTTCTTCAGTTCCGTGTTCCCTACAATCACCTCCGGTGTGAGTACTAAAGTGCTGCTGATCTCCACTCCAAATGGTTTGAACATGTTTTATAAACTATGGAAGGGTGCCACAAAGAAAGAAGGAGATCCGGGTAAGAATGAATACATTCCCATAGAAGTACATTGGACAAAAGTTCCAACCACTTCGGGTGGTATGCTGAGAGATCAAAAGTGGAAAGAGGAGATGATCAAGCAGACATCGGAAAAGCAATTCGAGTCTGAGTTTGAGTGTAACTTCTTAGGATCTTCTAATACTTTAATATCAACTTCTAAACTAAATGTAATGGCATGGAAAGAACCTCTATATTTAACAAGAGAGGGTCTTACTGTATATGAAGAACCAATAGAAGATCATTTATATTTTATTACAGTTGATACCGCAAGAGGACAGGGAAAAGACTATAGCGCATTTTCGGTAATTGACTCAACCGCATCTCCATACCGATTGGTGTGTAAGTTTAGGAATAATCTTATATCTCCCATGCTTTTTCCTACAGTCATAGAAAAAGCCGGATACAAATACAATAAAGCATATCTGTTTATTGAGATCAATGACATTGGTGGACAGGTTGCAGATATTCTACATTCTGATCTTGAGTACGAGCATGTCCTGATGTCTTCTATGAAGGGTAGGAAGGGTCAGGTTGTCACCGGAGGGTTCGGTAGGGGTGAAAGCACCTTTGGTATCAGAACCACTAGTCAGGTTAAAAGAATTGGGTGTTCGGTTCTCAAAAACCTAATAGAACAGGATAAGTTACTGTTGGAAGACTATGACATTCTGACAGAGCTAATGTCGTTTGTTAGCAAGTCTCAAAGCTTTGCTGCAGAAGATGGACACACAGACGATCTTGTCATGTCTTTGGTGATGTTTGCATGGCTTTCTTGTCAACCATATTTCAAGGAATTGACTAATTTGGATACTCGACTTGCTCTATATAAAAACGAGATACAACAGCTTGAAGAAGATTTGGCTCCGTTTGGGTTTCTTACCACCCACGATGAGGACAGCATGAAGACATTTACTGACGGAAATGACTTGTGGAACGTAGATTCTTCTAAAAATCTATTTTGATAAATAACCCTAGAGCAAACCACATCTCTAGGAGAATAAAAAAATGGCACTAAGACCAAATGTTACAGTAAGCGTAGTT